TCAGCAATTAATACTGCAAGTATCGCAGGTGTTACTGCTGATGTTGTTAATGATTATTTAGAAATTTATGCAACTAGTGCTGCTGCCAGCAGCAAGTTAGCTATAGCTGGAACGCCATTAGCTACGCTTGGTATCGCAGCAGGCACTTATCAAATTCCAACAACTCAATTTTCTGCTCATACCAGTGTTCCACAGTGGAGAGTTAGTGATACTGTAGATGCAAATTGGAGTAGTACTGTTACTTACTCGATTGGACAGCGTGTACTTTATACAGATGGAAATAGTTATGTAGCTATTCAAGCGGGCTTAAATCAACTTCCTACAGCCTCTAGTTCTACTTATTGGCAGCTAGCAACTGCTAAACCACCAGCACGTCCCAGTGGCAGTGTTTGGGTTAAAACCAATGCAGTTAATTTGGGTGCTAGTTTAGTACTAAGCAAATACAATTTGTCTGTTGACACATTTGCTCAAATTTCAACTCCGGTATACAGTGATGATTGGTCCGCAGTGGCTGGTTTAGATACTAGTGGTGGAAAACTAATTCCAACAGGATCTGTTTATGCACAGTGCAATCCAGATGTTGATGGTACAGTTAAATTCAAACTATTACGTAGAAGCAGCACATGGCCTACAACAGTAACTGGTAGTACTATTAGTTCCTATTCGCCAACTAATAATGATACATTTACTGTTCAGGTTAGCAAGGCCGGATCATCAACTTTGACTACTGCAGTAACTATAACAATTAGTTCAAGTTCAACTATTGCTACTGTAGTAGCTGCAATTAATACAGCTAGTATTCCTAATTTGACAGCATCGGGAACAACAGCAGTAACATTGACACATGCACTAGGTGGTGTGATTGTACTAAAGAACACCACAAATACTCCACTAACGGCATTAGGCATCACTAGTTCTACAACTGGCTTCCGTGCTTCGGGCAGCAATTTAGTTGCTGGCAATTGGGCAGCGTTAACAGCTTCAAGCTACACAGCAAGTTCAGTTGAGCCTAGTACCAATCCCGACACTGGCACATTGTGGTATTACAGCACCATTAGTGAAGTTGACATCATGATTCATGATGGCACTGCTAGTAGTACCGCATGGAAAGGGTATAGAACTGTTACCAGCGATGCACGTGGTTACAACTTGACACTAACTGACCCTAATGGCGTTATTGTTTCAGCGTCCAAGCCCATTACACAAAGTGATGGTACTACTGCACTAGCACTAGGTGATTTGTGGTTAGACACTAGCGATTTAGAAAACTATCCCAAACTCAGCCGTTGGCAAACAGTTACTGGTGTTAATCGTTGGGTACAAATCGACAACAGCAATCAAACTACTGAAACTGGTATTGTATTTGCTGATGCTCGCTGGGACACTGATGGGACAACCAACACAGTTACTAGCAATTTAGTTACTACTAAAGCTCTTCTAACCAGTAGCTATTTAGATATTGACGCACCTGACGCAACAGCTTACCCACGTGGTACATTGTTGTTTAACACACGTCGCAGTGGCTACAATGTCAAACAGTTCAAAGCCAACTACTTTAATTCAACAGATTTTGCCTTTAATACTTGGAGCGGAACTACTTCTTATGTGCTAGGCGATCGTGTAGTTTATACCAATGGTAAGATTTACAGATGTATCCTTGCTGTTACTAGTACAACAACCCCGCCAAACGATCCAACCCGTTGGGTAGAACTAGCAACCAACACTTGGGTAAATGCAGCCGGTAATAGGTCCGATGGTAGCCCATACATGGGGCACCGTGCAGTTCGTGCATTGGTAGTAGAAGCACTAAAGAGTGCTATTGACACCAGCACAGAAATCCGTGAAGAGCAGCGTGAGTTCACACTGATTGCTTGTCCAGGATATCCAGAACTGATTCCCAACATGGTAGCACTCAACAATGATCGCAGAAATACTGCGTTCATCATTGGTGACACCAGTATGCACTTACCACCAACTGGTACAGAACTACAAAACTGGAGTGAAGGAACAAGCAGCGGCACCATGTATGATGAAGCGCTACGCACTTCTGACAACTACCTAGCTGTGTACTATCCTTCAGCATTGTATAATGACCTTACTGGAAACACTATTGCTGTTCCACCAAGCCACATGGCGCTTCGCACTATTGTACACAGTGACGATGTCAGCTATCCTTGGTTTGCACCAGCAGGCACACAGCGTGGTCTAGTAGACAATGCGTCAAGCCTAGGTTACGTAGACAGCACCACTGGCGAGTTTGTTACATTTGGTATGAGCGAAGGCATTCGTGACACACTGTACGAAACCAAGATCAACCCCATTACATATTTGCCTGGTACAGGTATTACAGTTTATGGACAAAAGACTCGCAGTGCAACAACTTCGGCATTTGATAGAATCAACGTAGCTAGACTAGTTGCTTATATCCGTGACCGCGTTGCCAAGTTGTCAAGATCGTTTATATTTGAGCCTAATGATAAAATTACTCGTGATCAGCTCAAGCAACTGGTTGAGCAACTGCTTAACGATTTAGTAGCTAAACGTGCTTTGTACGATTTCCTAGTTGTCTGTGACACAACGAACAACACACCTGTTCGTATTGATCGCAACGAATTGTACCTTGATATCGCTATCGAACCAGTTAAGGCAGTGGAGTTCATTTACATTCCGCTACGTATTAAGAACACTGGTGCTATTACTAGCAATTTTTAATTTAAAGATTTAGGAGATCTAACATGTCAGTTGCATCATTGCAAAAATTTACAGTTCCCTTAGCTACTAACCAAAGTGCTAGTAGCCAAGGTCTGTTGATGCCCAAGCTCAAATATCGTTTTCGTGTCAGTTTTGAAAACTTTGGGCTTGGAACAAATGTCACAGAACTAACCAAGCAGGTTGTTGATTTTAATAGACCTACTATGAGTATGGAACCAGTGGCGATCCACGTTTACAACAGTGTAATTCATTATGCTGGTAAGCCAAGTTGGGAAACTGTTCAAGTTAATATTCGTGATGACAGTTTGGGTAATATTTCTAAATTGGTTGGCGAACAAATTCAAAAGCAATTTGATTTCCTAGAACAGGCCAGTGCCGTTTCAGGTGTTGATTATAAGTTTGTTACACGTTGTGAAATCACTGATGGTGGTAACGGTACTGCTGCTCCATTAGTACTTGAAACTTGGGAAATGTATGGTTGCTTCCTAAGCCAAGTCAATTACGGTGAGCTAAATTACAGTAGCAGCGATCCTGTGCAAATTCAAATGACCATTAGATTTGATAATGCTGTACAGAAACCAACTGACAGTGGTGTTGGCCAAGCATTTGCAAGATTTGCACTAGGTACAACAGCAGCCTAATCAAAAAGGTTTTACATGGCTATTAATAGCGACCCGAGTAATCTACGTCTTAAAGATTTTGCTCACGGTCAAAAACTATTTGGGGTTAATCAAAATCGATTAAGCCCCAAATACAGTTTTCTTTATCATGTGTATTTTGAAATTAATCCAGCTGCTAGTAATGCTGAACAAACCATGTATAAAGGTAATAGTGACCACATAAAAGAAGTGGGCATGTTGGTTAAAAGTGTTGATTTGCCAAAATTTGAAGTAGAAATCAAAGATTTTAACGCATATAATCAACGTATTCCAGTACAAACCGGTATTAAATATAATCCGGTAAAAATTGATTTTCACGACGACAGTGCTAACATAGTTAGAAATTTTTGGGAAGACTACATGACTTACTATTATGCAGATGCATATAACAGTAATGATGTTGCTCTTGCTATGAAAAACAATCGCTATAGTCCAGCTCAAAGAAGTTCAGCTTGGGGTTTTGATCCTAGAGCTACTATGCCTTATTTAAAGTCTGTAAAAATTTACAGCATGAGTATGGACCAGTACAGTCTGTACACATTGATCAATCCCACAATTACTTCTTGGACACATGGTACTCATGTTGCAGGCCAAAACGACTTTATCGGTCATTCAATGTCTTTAAAATATGAATATGTTCGTTACGAGGATGGTGCTATACAAAATCTTAATCAGTCTAATGCTGAGTCTCTAGACACAGGAGTACTTGGTCTTAGTAAAATACACTATGATCCAGACCGTAGTGAATTGACTAAAGATAATAGATATATTAATTCAATAAGAGGATTAACTCAAAAAGAAAAAGAAAATCTATTACCATCAACAGCAGCATATGCACGTGCTGCCTGGCAAATAAATTTAACTGAGGAAGCTGAATACGAAGCCGAAGCTAGAAAGTATCGCAATTGGGGTGAAAGACAATATGGCGCAGCTCCAAGATCTCCGGCAGCATCTACACTGGGCAGCAGACTGCGTGCCAGCATTGCACGAGCCGGTCAATCAGTTATTAATTCAACTATTATCAAAGCAGAAAATAGACTTCGCAATACAAAAATTGGCAATGCAACTGTGAACAGTATACTACAACCTGCACTACAAAACACCGTTAGTCGCAGTGCTGCTGGCTTGTCCGACAGTCTTTTTCCTAGCCCACGCAAGGACTAAGCTATGGCTAGCAATGTTATAGTCCAAGATAATACCAACATTGGTTCTACACCAAATTATTTTGATAATCAATATGCTGTTACAGCCCACATTTCAGACGATTTGTATAATGCTGTTATCAGTTATTTTGAATTCATGGCCTATGGTCGTGCAGCAGCAGAGAACTTGGCAGCAGCATTTGTTGATTCTTGTACATACGAAGGACGCGACATCATATCTACATTAGAGCAGTTAAAACGCATGCCTGAGGCCGAACAAACCAGCATCGTGCTGTTTTTACTTAACAGTGTTAGAGTAGGTACTTCGTTGTTGGGAACACCAATGGTAAAACTACCAAATCAGTACGCTATTAGACAAATAATTTTTTAAATACATGGCTACCAGCAAGGGCATTTATGTCCCTAAAAATCCCGATAAAGTCATCGGTAAAGGCTCTATCAAGTACAGAAGCAGTTGGGAGCAGGTGTTTATGCAATTTTGCGATAACAACCCCAGTGTAACCAATTGGGGTAGTGAAGTATTGCGTATCCCTTATCGCAATCCTATCACTAACAAAAATACCATATACATTCCTGACTTTATTGTATCATATGTAGATCGCAATAACCGCCAACATACCGAAGTCATTGAAATCAAGCCTTTAAAAGAAGCAGTAATGGAACGTGCTCGCAGTCCTAGAGATAAAATCATGCTGGCCGTCAACATGGCCAAATGGCAGGCGGCACAAGCGTTTTGTGCCAATAACAACCTAGTGTTTAGATTAGTAACCGAACAACAATTATTTAGAAACGGAAAGTAACTGTTAAATACAGTTATGACAAAAAAACTAGTCGAACTTTTTAATATTGCTGATCAAGACTTAGAGGAAAATCCTGTAGAACATGATCTGCCATCTCCAACAACATTGGAAGAAATAAACGATATTATTGAACGTGTAGATTTGGCATTGCCTACAGTTCGCGATCTTGATACCGCTGACAGCGAACTAGACGAACTAGCACAAACTGCACGAGACGGATATGATCAAATGATGGACTTGGCGCTGAATGTAGAACCAAGATTTAGTGGCCCTATATTTCAAACCGCGTCTACAATGATTGGACATGCCATCACTGCCAAAACAGCCAAACTGGATAAAAAACTACGCATGATTGATCTGCAATTAAAGAAAGCTAGACTAGATCAAGTTGAACGTCGAGAACAACAAAAAGCACAAACCGCAGATGCTATACCCGGTGTTGGCACTGTGCTAGACCGTAATGAAATACTTAAATTATTGGCACAAGAAAACAAAAATGCCAAAACGGATAAATAATCTTATACAAGGTTCCCCTTACCTATGAAATCACTTAAACAGTTTATAGTAGAAAGTCAAAA